GCTTTGTTAATCCGTATACAAATGCGGCCAAGAAACAATCTCCTGCACCTGTAACATCTGACACTTCTACATCCTCAACTGGAATATCGTAATCTACATTATCTATTGTAGCAATTACATTGCCACCTGCATTTGTTGTAATGATATTGCTATGCCAATCATTAAATCCAAACTTAGTAAATTCGCTGTTGTTAGGTTTTACTAACCATGCGTCTTTATAATGGTTAGCATGTTCTTTAGGGTCTACAATTATTTTACAATTAAATCTGTTAATGTGTTTGATAATTTCAAGTGACTCGTCAAGTACGCCTTTGTTGTAATCACTTAATATGACATACTCGTATTCTGAAAAGTCGTGTAATTCTATAGTTTCTAATACTGACGTACTGTCTGCATGTTTATCATCGTCAATACGTGTAACGTAATGTCCGTCACAAATTACTCTAGTTTTAATGCTACTAGGTTGTTCGGTTTCAAATAGTGTTACATCGACTCTTAGGCTTTTTAAGTTTTCGTAAACAAGCCCAGCACCACCTAGTGTCTCAACTTCACGTTGATATTTAACTACAGGCACAGGTGCCTCAGGACTTAAACGTTCTGAAGTGCCATAGATATATTTGTCGATTATTACATCGCCAATAACTAATACTTTCATTATTGCATACCTTTTATATACTGTGTATTGTCTGGTAAATTTTCACTATTCTCATGATAGCCTTGCACATGATACGAGTATTCGGCATCGGCTTTGTGATCAGTTAGATTGAATTTAAGCTCTCGTTGAGCAACTATGTCTGTTAGTTTTCCGGTTCCTGCTAAAACAAAACTCCACAGTGGCCATCCTGCACTACCCTCGTGCCTTGGAAATAACGTATAGTTAGGAACTCGCAATTTACACATTTCGTGCATTGTTTTAACAAATTCTGTACTAGTTGCACCACTATCAATGTACTTCCAAAACTCTGTATCTTTGCGGCCGCATGTATAGTGTGCAATTAAAAAATCTCGCAATCCGTCATACATGTGTGCATTTGTTTTATTATACATGTCTATTGCAAAGTCTTGACAAGTGTCTTCTCTTGTTTGGCCTAATGTTCCAAATATAAAATGCTTTAATTGAAATATAGTAGTATGAATACTAGTTGCTTCTAATGGTTCTGCAAACGATCCAGCTAGGCCAATTGATAATACGTTCTTAATCCAAAGTTTTTCTTGTCTACCACTATCAAATTTAATATGCCTAATTGGGTCAACTTTACGTCCAATTGTTTGTTCAAGTTCTGCATGTGCTTGATCAGGAGTAACAAAATCATCACAGAATACATAGCCACAACCGCGTCTATGCTTTGTAGGTATTTGCCAACACCAGCCGTTATTTTGTGCCCAGGCATTAGTTACTGGCTGAATAACTTCATCATCTTCATATGGTAAATGAAACGGTAATGCACTGTTTACAGGTAAATTATCCTTGTAACTTTTCCATTTGCCGCCAACTGCATTAATTAATATTCTATTAAATCCAGTAGCATCAATAAACATGTCACCTTCTACTGTCTTGCCATTACTTAATTTTACTGAAGTAACAAAACCTGTTTCACTATCAAGTTGTACATGCTCTACTTCACTATCAATATGTTCAGCATGTGTAGCAACTTTTTTGAAATATTGCCCTGCAAGATGTGCATCCATATGATATGCATGATTGCCGTTAACTTGTACAAGGCTATTTTTATTGTGATGTATTTTATAACCAAGTTCTGTTGCAATGTGTAGTAAATCTTGATCTCTAAAACCTAAAGCATGTTGAAAAACAATATCACCATGGTCATTACTAGTAGGAGTGCCATCAATAGGACCAATATAAAACTTACTAGGATCTTCATTCCAGCCTATATGTTTGATGCCCAACTTAATTGTAGCATCACACTCTTTAATAAAGTCTTGTTCATTACAACCAAAGTCCCACATTTCATTTTGTATAATAGTTGTAAGAGCACCAGTAGTGCTTTCGCCTACTCCAACTACTCCAACTTTAGTACTTTCAATACAAGTAACTGTATGTTCTGGCTTAATTTTACTAATTAAAAGTGCCGCAAGCCAACCGGCTGTACCACCACCTACAATAACTATTTTCATATCATTGTGTCTCTATCTGTACGACTCATAGCTTTTGAGAACCAGTCAACACCTAAGTTAGTAGTTTCAATTGCATCAGAGTGTGACATACTAACTATATGTCTTAGGTATTCTTGTTGGTTAAAATCTTGTTGTTGAGCTTCTAGATCTAACTTTGGTATTCTTGATAAGTCAGAGTGTGTTGGATATCCCATTTGTATTAACCAAAGTTGCCAATTAGGTGGATGAAATAGTGTAACTGAATCTACTCTAGAGTAAAAACTTCTTTTAGGATCCTTTAACCAACGTTCATAAAATTTATGTTTGTCTGATTTTACATGTGTTTCTTTTACAAAATTCCAAAAAGGTGTATCCCATTCAGTATCAGCATAATGACTGTTAATAAAATCAACAGCATCATCATACCAATCCATCATATAATTATTGTAAGCACTAATTCTCTTGTCATCATACCATTGCTGGGGTATCATTTTTGCAAGTTCTTGAACACCTGTTGTCATACTTGCTAATCCTGTACTCTCTAACGGCTCAATAAATCCGCCACTTAGACCAATTGAAACAACATTCTTTTCCCAAAAGTTTTTACTATAGTACGGGTTCCAGTCAATAACTTTCATATCTTCTGGTTTGATTCTTCCATCCCAATGATCGCTAAAATATTGTTTAGCAGTATCAACGTCAGTAATATCTCTATTGAATACCATGCCACTACCCATGCGTGACTGTGTAGGAATTTTCCAAATCCATCCATGGTCTACAGCAGGACAATTTACATATGGTGTACGTTCTTTTTCAATATCTTCATATTCTACATGTCCTGCAACAGCAGTATTTGTAAATAATCTTCCTTCACCTAGCAACTCAACTCTGTCTGGCTTTTTTAGTATTGAACCAAATCCTGTACAGTCAATAAAGAAGTCTCCTTTATGTGTTAGCCCGTTTGCTAATTTTAATTCAGTAATATATCCTTCTTTATCTCTATTAACATCTACAACTTCACTTTTAATAATATTCATATCTCTTTGACATATTTCTTGTAAACGTTTTACTAATTTTCCGCAATCAATGTGATATGCTAGTGTTGTATACGCATTGTGTATATCAATTTTGTTATCCATATTTGTTTTATAACATGGTAAAGCCAACTCTTGAAAGGTCTCACGCTTGCCTAGATCTGCCCAAACATCATATTGCGTCATTGCTTGGTCAATATATGATTTATTAAGATAGAAAGGATGCCATACAGTATTGCCTGGCTTCTTCCATCCTGGAAAGTTGATACCAGACTTATACGATCCATCTACTTGTGTAAACCAATCTCTTTCATGTAATCCGCACTCTCTAAGAAAAGAAGGAAAAGTTAACACAGTTGCTTCACCAACACCAATAGGTGTTCCTACTTCTTTATCAATTATTGTTAATGGAACGTCCCACATATTATGCCGAATATATGCGGCCGCCAACCATGCCGCTGAACCGCCTCCAACTATTGTAATGTTTTCGATTTGCTTCATTTTTTATCCTGTTCTAAATAATCAATTAGACTAAAAACTGTTTCAAATTTAGTTTGATTGGTTTTACTTTGTAATGTATTGCGTAATCCCATGTGTAATGGTTTAGGCCATCTTCCAAAACTTACCCATGCATATCCGTCATGTTCTTCGTTTAACGTTGGAAGGAATTCGTCTTTTAGTATGCACAGATATGTATGAAAACTAAATTTTTCATCTGTACTAATAAAAGTTTCTAATGGAATAGTTTTGATTATGTCCGGTAACTCACCGACTTCTTCGTGTATTTCTCTTTGTAGTGCAGGCCACGGAGCTTCGTCCTTGCCGTTAGTACCACCTACTAATCCCCATACATGTTTTTGTTTACTTTGTGTGCGATGTAATAATAAAAACCGTTGTGTTTTAAGTGAATAAAACAAGGCACCACTGCATATAATTTCTTGACTCATACAAGTACTTATTTTAGAGTGACAGGCGCCAGGTGCCTTTTCGGTATTCGCCTTCGAATGAAAGTATCCATTCTGTACCAGTCCATCTGTACTGTACACCAGTATTTAGGTTGGTTATGTACTTTGTTTCAGTTCCGGAGTCTGTACTAGCATCAAATACAATGGTCCATTTGGTTCCATCCCATTCAACAATATCATTTTCACCAGCAACAAAGTCTGATCCGTCTGCATTTTTCCATGCATCTGGACCATCATATGGATCTTTAGAACTACCATCACTTGGATCTTGTCCAAAATCCATAAGTCCACCAACATTAGCACTTGTGTTTATAGCACCTAGTAGTAATAATCTTAGTCCTGCCGCTTTAGCAGTAGTAGGATTATATGTTCTTG